ATTGTATTGGTTGGAATGAAACAGGGTATACGCATTACTTGCAGTTGTGTGGTTGGCGTACTCGTCATCGCACGTTTGGATCTAAGGAAGTTCAGTATGCTATGAAGGGTATGACTGTTCCTGAAGAAGGCCCTCATACTGTTATTAAAGTTCCTTTAAACACACTCCAGCGTAAAGGGTATAACGAAATGTTGGAATCCTATATATCAGTTTGGGAAGATGATTTTCTTGTAGCTAAAAATGATTTAGATAAGTTCACTAAGCTTAGACAGTGGGCTAATGGCAAACCTGTTTTGAATAATGCTAATCGTGTTGTTGGTTTGGATACTCCTTCGGCTAAGGCTGATGCTTTAGTTGATTTACTTTTTGATGTTGATTGTAATGTTGTTGTATTTTGTGAGCATTCTAAGGTAGCTGGTATGTTTTATCGTGCGCTTGAGGAACGTTTGCCTGGACATATGCTTATTAATATTATTACTGGTGATACTAGGCAAGCTACTAGAGATCATGCGATTGCAGCTTTTCAAGACCCTAATGATTTACGCACTAAGATACTTGTGTGTACTAGTGGTACGATGTCTGAGTCTGTGTCTCTTACTAACGCCGGTTTGCTTGTCTTTGCTCAGGAACCCACGAGCTTGCAGCAGTTTGTCCAGTGCCGTGGGCGTGTCCGTAGGGTTGGTTCAACGCATGTTGTGCCTGCTGTTTCTCTTCGAGCAAAGGATACTGTTGAGGAGCATTTGGCTCTTCGGATGTCGAATAAGATGGATACGTTTAATGAATACTTTGAAGGACTCATAAAGAAAGGAAAAGATTAATGGGTATGAGAAAGATAGGTGAGATAGGTGTGGATTCAGGTCAGATGTTGTTGATAGATCCTTGCTATATTCTTGCTGATAATAACACTAAAGATAAAAGGTTAAATAAATTATATGATGACATTATTGACGTTACGTGTAGCGATTCTATGGCTGGAACGATTGATCTTGGTGCAGTATGTTCTACTGGCTACGGCGATGGTTCTTATCCTGTCTACGTTGATGTGGAAGATGGTCGCATATCGAAGATGGTCATCAGATTCATAAGACCTAACGCTTGGTACGAAGATGAAGACGAAGACTTGGATTGGTAGTATACTCTAGTTTATGGGTATGACGTTCGGAGCTTGGCTCAGATACGGAATTGAAGAAGGGTATTGCACATCTAACTACTGCGCTAACCATGATTTGTATGCGCCTGAAGATGGAGAACTATTTGCTCAACTCGCTGATGAGTATGACGGTATGGATTTCTGTTGGCCTACAATCAGGTTACGCACGTTAGCTGAGGATATTTAATGGAACCTAAAGTTTTGTTTTATGACATTGAAACTGCCCCTAACTTAGCGTATGTGTGGGGTCATTACCAACAAGATGTTATAGCTCATGAACGTGAGTGGTACATGTTATGTTTTGCTTGGCGTTGGGGTCATCAGAAGACAGTGCATGCGTGTGCTCTTCCTGATTTTGCTAATGCATATGCTAAAGATCCTGAAGATGATTTGTATGTAGCAAAAAAGTTGCATCAATTATTTGATGAAGCTGATATTATTGTGGCTCATAATGGTGACAGCTTTGATTATAAAAAAGCTAATGCCAGGTTTGTAAAGCATGGGCTTGGGCCTACGTCACCTGTTGCTTCTATTGATACTCTTAAAATAGCTCGTAAACATTTTAAATTTACTACTAATCATCTTAATAGTTTAGGTAAGTACTTAGACATTGGTGTTAAGACTGATACTGGTGGTTTTAAAACGTGGGCTGGTTGCATGCGAGGTGACCCTGCAGCATGGAAGACTATGATCAAGTACAATAAGCAAGATATTAATTTATTGTACGACGTTTACATAGCGCTTCGTCCTTGGATGAACAATCATCCTAATTGGAATATGTATACGGAAGAAAATGGTTGTCCTACGTGTGGTCATAAGCAGGTTGTTCGTCGTGGGTATAGACGTACTCGTACTATGACATACGTTCAGTTTCAATGTAAAGGATGTGGTGGTTTTTCTCGTCAGCGTGTAGCTGAAAAAGATTACCGTCCTAATATCGTATAAAAAAAAATAAAAAATAAAGTAAAAAAAGAAAGGAAATAAAATGAGTGTAGATAAACACGTCCAAGATGACATCATGCGAAAGACTCTTGATTATAATCGTGACGAAAATTATATTGTGTATGCACATGTGTTGCGTCGAGATGTGCCTGGAGTTCCAGGTGAAGTAGAGTATTACTGTTCGTTTATGGTAGATACTCCAGGAGATGAAGCTTCTTCCGCTTCTTGTGTGCTGGGTAGCAGCCCTGTTTTTGACAATTATGATGAGGCTGTTATTCATTTGAATACACGTATTCGTGAATGGGTGAATAGAAAATATGAAAAGGAGAATGAATAATGCCTACTGTTGTAACAAGATTTAATGATAAGGGTGAACGTCTTAACCCTGCAAACATGAGTGTGTCAGCTACTGGGCTTGTTGCTTATAGCCAATGTGCTCGTAAATTTAAATGGCAGCGTGAAGATAATTGGGAGTATGACGGTCCTAAGAAAGCTAACGCTATGTGCCTTGGTTCTCTTGTTCATTATCTTATAGAAATAGGGTTGCCTGTAATGGTGAAACCTGAGTATGGTGCTATGTCTGCTCTTGAAGTAGCTAAGCGTGATATTGATTCTTGGATTGCTGCGTACACAGATAATGAAATGATACAAACTCAGATCTATAGTGACATAGTTCCTTACGCTAAACACATGGCTTTAAATACATTTTTGTGGTTTGAGCAAGAGAAGTTCTTTGATCGTTACACAATTGTTTCTATGGAGGAAGACTATGCACACAGTTTTGACTTGGGTTGGGAGCTTCGCTGTCGTCCTGATCTTATTGTACGTGATCGGGTCACTGACACGGTAGGTGTTATTGATTTTAAAACTGGTACATCAGTTGACCAAGCTCCAATGAACTCGGATTGGCAGATGCGTACTATGGCTGTAATCATGGAACATGCTTATGGCAATGTTGCTTTTGGCGGTCATCTTCGTATCAAAAAGATTAAGTCTACACGGGGCAAGCCTCCTTATGTTCAGCTTAATCAAATGCGTTTTGATCCAGAAAGAATTTCGTTAGCTGAAGCTGATATCCAACATTTGATGCATCAAATAAGTGATGACGTGATACACTTACCTTCACCTACTTGGACTTGTCCCTCAATGTGCAACTTTTATGATGCATGTGAGGCTAAAAGTGCTAACCAAGATTGGAAATACGTAATGGAAGTTGATCACAAGAAAGGAAATGATGAGTGATTTAAAAGTTTATCTCCATATACATGGAGTGTTCGGGTCAGGTAAAACAGCCTTTGGATTGACTGGACCTGGCCCTCGTTTAGTAGCTGACGTTGAGGGTGCTGCCTTCAAGTCGAAGTACGGAGGGATTAAAACTCTTTGGGATGATTGGCATATGTCTGGTGAGGATGATGTTGACACTGTTGTCTATCCTATTAAAGAAGAGGATGACCTTAAGTTCATTATTGATTACCTAAAGAAAGGTGATCATCCCTTTGAAACGTTTACGTTAGATAGTTTGACGTTGTTCCAAACCAAGTTAAAGCGTGAGCTACAAAATCCTAATCAAAAGTTTAATCCTGATGGCGAGTTTACTTTCCATGCATGGAACCGTGTGCTTAATCACATGCTCATGCAATGCGAAGACTTGCTGTCTTGTGTTGAACCAAGCGCAGCCAAACCTATTAATGTTTGTTTGATCTCTGCTACTGATCGTGAAGCAACGTACATGCGTCCTCTTCTCGAAGGACAGATTAGGAAACGTCTGCCAGGTTTGGTAGATATTCATGGGTTCATGAAGTTAGCAAGAGACAAAGAAGATAATCTGCGTCAGTTGTTATACTTTGAACCTACTGATTTGATAGATGCAAAATGTCGTCTTTGGCAAATTGCAGAAGAATATCCAAAGGGTTATATTGTAGACCCTACGATAGAAAATATAATTAAAAGTCTCAATAAATAGAGAAGAAAGTAAGAGGTAAGATATGCCTTCATTTAGTAATTTGCGTAACGAAGCGCAAGAGCGGTGGCAACCCGAAGAGGGTGGCGTTTACACTGTGATTGTTGTTGAGTGTCGCAACGGAGAAACAAAGAATGGATACCCTTCCATTAATTTGTGGTTAGAAATAGTTGACGGAACAGATTCGGGTGAACGTTTCTGGGATGGCACATATTTCTCAGCCAATAACCGTGCTAATTCAATGGCCTTTGCCAAGTTGAATGCAGCTAACACAAGTCTCGATGATGCCTTTTGGGGTAAAGATCCTGACGAAACAACTATTGAATCCGCATTGATGGGTTCAACTTTTAAAGTTCAAACAACCTTTGAAGAGAACCGTGATGGTGATCGTCCTTGGTTGCGTTGTACATATATACCTGTGGAGAATACACCAGTAGAAGACTTTTAAGGAGAGAACATGCAACCGGACGTAGCAAATTCCATAGCTCAGCAGGCTAATGCTAAAGTTTTAAGAAGGGAATTGCATCCGGCTATTGTTCTAAGTTTCTTTGGTCATGAACCACAGGTAGTGGGAAGAATGCGACTTAGTTATTCTTCCCCATTTCGCAAAGACGCTAACCCTTCATTCGATGTATTTAGGAGTAGGTCACACGAATGGAGGGTTGGTGATTTTGCTGAAGGTTGGCAAGGTTCTGTCCTTGATTTAATTCTTAGATTTAAATCTGATTGGAAAGTTGATCAAGCTATTGAGTTGGGTAGGCAATTGTATATTACTCAGCTTCAGTCAGGTGTTGACTATGATGCTATGGAAAAGTCTTCTTCTTTCCATTGGCCTAATCCAAAGCATAATGATGTAGCTGCTCAGCGTTGGCATTATTATTATTCAAGGAATCATCCTTGTTTGCCTCCTGTTGGTTACCTTAAGTCTCATTTTGATATTCATGTTATGGATAATGAGATGGTATGGGCTCCGTACTATGACCAAGATAGTTTAATAGTTGGTTATAAAACGTTATCTAAGAGTGGGGGAAAGCGAGCTGGTGCTGGTTCTAAGATGACTTTATATGGTACTCGTGAGTCGTTACGTTTGTTGCGTGAAGATA